ATAGATGCTAGTATTAATGATCTTAAAGAATACAAGAAACCTAATAGCAAATTTGAATATACTATGTTAAAAGGTACAGAAAGTGTAACCCAAACTAATTACGAGGAATATGACGAGAAGCCTAACAACAGCAGTAAAGAACCAATTAGCAACAAATGATATAAGACCAGTTCATCTTATTAGTATTGGGTTTAGTACTCCTGTTAATATAACTGATTGTTCTTTTCCTTTAACTTCTTCAATATCAGGCTCATCAATTACATATTCTGCAAGTGATTTTATATTAGATATATCTAGTTTTGATGAACAAACTGATATTACAAAAGGCACATTAAATCTTACTTTATCTGGTGTAAATACAACATACATAGCAGTTGTGTTAAATGAAAATGTTATAAACGATAGTGTTACAATATTTAGAGGAATATTAAATAGTTCTAATACACTTATTGCAGACCCTATATTATTATATGAGGGTAAGATAGATGGATTTGATGTTAATGAAAGCAAAGACTCAAGTCTAGTTAATTTAAAAGTAGTATCTCATTGGGCAGATTTTGATAAAAAGTCAGGTCGCAAAACTAACAATACATCACAACAAAGATTTTTTAGTTCTGATGTAGGTTTTGATCACTCCTCAGAAATGGTTCAAGATATTAAGTGGGGTAGAAAATAATGGAAGATATTATTTCACTTTATAGAAATTATAATAAATTTAATGTTTGTATAGATGATGATTTAGCATCTTATCTTTTACCAAGTATTAACTTAAATCAATATAAAAAACATTATTATAATAATGAATTAATAGGTTTTACTAATTGGGCTTTATTATCTGATAATGCACACAACAGATTTAAACAGACAGCAATTATTAATAATGAAGATTGGAATTCTGGTAATCATCTTTGGCATATAGAAACAATATGTAAATCAAATCTTAATAAAATAATGAAATGGACTAAATCCTTTTTAACTGAACAATTTGGAATAGGAAAACAAATTAATTGGTTAAGAATAAAAGATAATAAAATTGTTCGAGTTGTTACAAGAACTACAAAAAAAGGTTGGTTATAATGGGTAGTTTTAATCCTTTTAAAATTATAAAAAAAGTTGTAAAGCCTGTTGTAAAAATAGTAAAAAAAGTTGTTAAAACTGCTGTCAATGTAGTTCAAAAAGCTGTTTCATGGCTAACACCATCTTTTCCTACATTTGATGATAGTGGTTCAGGTTCATTTGGCTCATCAGCTATGGATAATTATGAACAGGGTATCATAATTAATAAACAATCTAATGATGCATCTATTCCTGTTGTTTATGGAGAGAGAATGATAGGTGGAATAAGAATATTTTTAAGGAGTTCAGGAAGTTCAAATAAATATTTATACATGGCTTTAGCTTTATGTGAGGGAGAAATAAACTCTGTAGAACAAATTTATGTTGATGATACACTTGTTAGTTGGTCAGGTAGCTTAACTCATGGAACAATAAGAAGTTCAAGTGGTGGAAAATATGGTTCTAATATTAGAGTTCAAAGTTTTATGGGTAAAGATGACCAAGTTGCTAGTAGTCTTTTAACTCCTTTATCTGGTTGGGCTTCTAATCATAGATTAAGAGGTATTTGTTATTTAGCTTTTAGGTTTCAATGGGATCAAAATAAATTTAGTGGTATTCCACAAGTCAAAGTTAAAATTAAAGGTAAAAAGGTTGTTACACTTGATTCTAATTTAAACGAATCATCAGAAACTTTTTCAACAAATCCAGCATTTTGTATTTTAGATTATTTAAGAAACACAAGATATGGAAAAGGCTTAGTAACAACAGATATTGATTTACAAAGTTTTTATGATGCTTCACAAGTTTGTATTACACAAGTAACGCCTTATTCAGGTGGTAGTGATATTAATATATTTGATACTAATTTTGTGCTTGATACAGGAAGAAAAGTAATTGATAATTTAAGAGAACTTATAAAAGGTTGTAGAGGATATTTACCATACACTCAAGGTAAGTATAAACTAATTATAGAAACAACAGGCTCTGCATCTATAACTTTAACAGAAGATAATATTATTGGTGGTTATGTTTTATCAAGCCCAGATAAAAATTCTAAGTTCAACAGAGTTATTGCTACATATATTAACCCAGCTAGAAATTTCCAAGTAGATGAGGCACAGTTTCCACCTATTGATGATTCTGGATTACCAAGTGCAGATCAACACTCAACAATGAAAACTGCTGATGGTGGAGTATTGTTAGAGGGTCGTTTTGAGTTTCCGTCATTAACTTCAACATATCAAGCAGAAGAAATGGCAGAAATTATTTTAAGAAGATCAAGGGAAGCATTGGTATTACAAATAACAGCAGACTTTAACGCATACGATTTAGCGATTGGAGATATAGTAGGAATAACACATAGTTCGCTTGGTTTTTCTGCTAAAAATTTTAGAGTTCTATCAATTACATTTAATGAAGATTATACAATTAGTTTAAATTTAGTAGAGCATCAAAACTCACATTATACATGGACATCAAAATCTGAAATTAGTTCAACACCTACAACAACATTACCTGACCCTTTTTCAACAATAGATTTATCAGAAGTTAGTAATTTTTTAACTGTGTCAGATACTATCGTTGCTTATAATGATGGTGTTATTATTACTAAATTGTTAATTGATGTTTTACTTTTAGATCAATCTCAAGTTTTTACAGGAGAGGGAGAAGAATTAGAACCACCAGATGCATTTTTTGATTATTTTGAAGTAGAAATTTCAGAAGATGGTTTTATATATTCAGAAGTAGGCTCAGGCAAACAATCAAGATTTGAAGTTTTAAATGTTAAAGATGATACTTTGTATTATGTAAGAGTTAGATATGTAAATACAGCTGGTGTAAGATCAGAATATATATCTGCTAGTCATACTGTAGTTGGTCAATCTGCACCACCTAGTAATGTTCAAAACTTTTCAATTAATGTAGTAGGCGATCAAGCAATATTAAGTTGGGACGCAGTAACAGATTTAGATTTATCATATTAGGTTATTAAACATAATGCTAATACCACAGGGGCTACATGGATTAATTCTAAAAATATAATAGATAAAATTGGACGACCAGCCACAACTGTTACAGTTCCTTTTTCTAAAGGTACTTATTTAATTAAAGCAGAAGATAAGAGAGGCAACCAATCACTTAAAGAAACTTTAATTGTTTCAAATATAGAAACAGTTAATTATACGATAGAAACAACTATTAACGAACACACAGCATTTTCTGGCACTAAAACAAACCTAGAAATAGTTACAAAAAATTCAGCTAATCATCTTGGTTTAACTGCAACAGGAACATTAGGTGTATCTACAACATCTGTTCCAAGTTCAGGTACTTATGAATTTACAAACACAATTACACTACCAGCAGTATTTAAAGCTAAGTTTGAATCCAATGTTTTGCAAATTGTAGAGGATGTTGCTAATTATATTGATGCTGGACGACCAGATAGTACAACTTTAATAGATAGTGGAACACCAGACCCTTTTGATGGTAAGACAGTTCAGAATAGTAACACAATATTACAAATAGCAACAAGTGATGATAATACAACCTTTAGTGCTTTTCAAAATTTTACAACAGGAGAGTTTTCAGGTCGATATTTTAAATTTAAGGCATTATTTACTTCTGCTGATCAAGATTCAAGAACCCTAGTTAATACACTTTCTGTTACAGCTAGTTTAAAAGAAAAAATAGAATCAGGTGCAGATATATCTAGTGGAACAGGTGGCAAAGCAATTACATATTCAAGTGCATTTAGATTAAATCCAGCAATAATAATTAGTGGTCAAAACATGGCAACAGGAGATTTTTTCACAATTACAAATAAAAGTACAACAGGATTTACTATTGAATTTTTTAATTCGTCTGGTACAAGTATAGACAGAACTTTTGATTTTCAAGCAAGAGGAACAGGATAAAATATGTCACAAGTAACACAGATAGCAGTTGATAACCAAACATTCGCAACTTTCAGAACTACTTTAAACAGTAGCTTAGACGCATTAAACACAGGCCACTTAGGTGCTTCAAGACCAAGTTCAGCAGTAGCTGGAACGATTTGGTTAGATAATTCTGCAACAGATACTATCGCTATGAAACTGTTTGATGGAACAGATGATCTAACGTTATTTTCAGTAAATACATCAACTAACGCAATAACACTTCCTAGTGGTGTTTCTATTACAGAAACTGACCCAAGTGCTATTCCATTTGCAATCGCTTTAGGATAAAAGGATAAAATATGGCTAATAATTTTTCAGATGCTCAAATAAGTTTAACAGATGCAACTTTAACAGATGTATTTACTGCAAGTAATAAATCACTTGTTATTGCTGGTACTATTTCAAATACAACAACAACTTCAATTTTAGTTAGTTTAAAAAAATATGATAACTCTGCAACTGCTGGAAAATTTATATTTGAGAATGTTCCTTTACCAACAGGCTCATCTATTGAACTTCCTAAAATAGTTTTACAAACAAGTGACAAGATACAGGCACAAAGCGATAGTTCTAGTGGTAATGCTGATGTTCACTTACAACTTTTAACAGATGTATCGTAATGGGATATTTGGGCAACGCACCAGCACTAGCTTATACATCATTTGCTAAACAAGACTTCACAGTAACTGCGACCACATCTTATTCTTTAGACCACCCTGTTGCGAACTCTAATGAACTAGCTTTGTTTATCAATTTTGTTCGACAAGAACCTACAACTAGTTATTCAGCAAGTGGTACTACATTAACACTAACAGAATCTACATCTGTTGGAGATGATATGTACTGTGTGTTTTTAGGTAAAGCTGTTCAAACAGTAAATCCACCAAACTCTAGTGTTGGTGCATCACAATTAGTTGATGCAAGTATTACATCTGGAAAATTAGCAAGTGGAGTTTTACCAACTAACACTCCATCTTTCGTAGCTTATAGGTCTCCAAGTTCACAATCAATTCCAAGTGGAACCAATACAAAAGCTATATTTGATGCAGAATTATTTGATACAGATAGTGCTTATGACACAAGTACTGGAGCATTTACTGTTCCAAGTGGGAAAGGTGGAAAATATAATATATTTTTTACTATTTTTATAGACGATTTAGATGACCAAGATGTTTTACTAGGATTAATTTATAAAAATGGTTCTGCTACTACAAATCCAGTATATCAAAATCAAGTTTATGCAAGTGGTGGTACTCAAAATACTTTTTTAAATTTTTCAAGCGTTATAAGTTTATCAGATAGTGATTATATTGAAGTTTATGTTCAACATAATCAAGGAGCAAATCAAAATTTAAGAGCACCACATTCACATTTTGGAGCATACAGGATAGGAGATTAATTATGGCAATAACAAAATTAATAGCAGATAGTATTACAAGTGGTGCGATAGCTAACACTCCAGCTTTTCATGCAAAATTAAGTAGTACTCAATCAGTAAGTAATGATGCTGAACAAAAAATAAATGTTAATGCAGAAGATTTTGATACAGATAGTTGTTATGACAATTCTACTAATTATAGATTTACTCCAACAGTAGCTGGAAAATATTGGTGTTATGGACAAACAACAGTTTTTGGTGGAGATGTTAGTAGAATTTCAGTTGTGCAAACAAGATTGAAAAAAAATGGCAGTACAGTTTTTTATAATAATCAAGATACTAGACCTTACCAAGAAAGAGCAGTTTCATCTCCTATCGGTGTATTAATAGATTTTAATGGTTCATCAGATTATTTAGAAATGCACTGCTATATAAGTCTTACAAATACATCTGGCTCACAAATTACTGGAGATAGTTCAGCAACTTTTTTTGGAGCATACAAAATTTTAACTTAAAATTAAGGAGGAACAAACTATGGCAAATCTATCAACTAAAATAAAACTCTACTGCGAAGCTAATGGTGTTTCAAATGTAGATTTTACAACAGACGTTATGTTGCAAGATGACAGCGATGGTAATGGTGCTTACATTAAGGAGTGGAATTTAGATATTGCACAACCAACTGACGCACAATTAACAGAGCAAGAAACTTCAGCTAACACAGAAGAAGCCAATAACGAAGTTAAAGCAACTAGAAAAGCTTTATATGGAGATATTGGAGAACAGCTAGACGAAATCTATAAAGATATAGATGGTTGGAAAGCTAGAATTAAATCAATTAAAGACGCAAATCCAAAAGGAGAATAATGCCGTATATTGGAAGGTCTAATGACAAAATATCAAACATAGAGGTACTAGATAATATTACCTTTGATGGTTCTAGTTCTTATTCTATTACAAAAGGTTCAGTAGCATTTACACCAAACTCTGCTCAATCATGCTTGATTAGTATTGATGGTGTGGTTCA